GCAATCCACCATTTGAGAAGTTGGATATGCCAGAGAATTGGGGGTACAATAGACTCCCATCGGAACTGCGTAAGATGAAATATTTTGTGAAGGGTAACACCCTAAACACCCTCAAAAGAGAAAATGTGTTCATTACCCTACTAGAAAGCGTATCACCAGAAGAGGCTGAATTGCTTCTTATGATGAAAAATCGTAAACTATCTTACAAGGGATTGACTAAGAAATTCATTGAAGATAATTTTCCAGAACTATTAGTTTCATAATATAACACGGACTATGTAAAGATGAGTAAAACAAATCGTAAATCATTTCGGAAATTTTACGAAGAGGATGAATGGGGTACAAGTAGGAAACCCAAGAACTCTAACCAACGCAGCAAAAAAAGTAAACAGAAGCAGATTATGCGAAATGTTGAGCGTGGTGTATATGAAGATTTCGAAGAGTTAGAAGATTTAGATGACCTCTATGATGAGTAATTCTCATTAGATTGTTGAGTATTATGCGTCTATGACATAGCGTGGTTTCTCAAATAACATACTACTTTGGTCGTGTTTGCCACTAAATAAAAGTGTACAAAGTACAAAACTTAACACATACAAACACATACACCATAAGAGGTATATTATGACTACAGAAACTCTATCTATCGGTATCAGCCGCACTGCATACAAACTATCATACGCAATTGACCTATTAATTTCTTTTGCAAACGCAATTCTTAAGTACCTTGTAAAGGCGAGTAAATCAATTTTAAATGCATTGATTGAAGCTAGAACTCGTCAAGCCGAGTATGAGATTGCTAAAATGTTGCAAACTGAATATAGAAACGAAAGCTTTCATTATATTCTACAGAAATTAAGAGAGGGTCGTCTTGATGAACTTTCTAAAAAATAAGTTAACCAAATTCTGGATGCTAATTAAGCCTTTGAGTGAGAGAGAAGTTGTTGAAAAATATCTTTCAGACTCTACAGACTTAGCAGATTTAGAAAGACGTATGCGCCGAGTATATAATACTGGCTTATAACTATTTCCAATTATTACTATTAAAAGAGGGGGCTGTAGCCTCCTTTTTTTGTTTCAAATAATCCAAATTAATCCTTGACACTCTATACGACCAATGCTATATTATACATGTAGTCATAGATGAGAGAGAAAGTTATGAAAGAGTATGTTGTGAATTACGGTTACTTCAACTACCCATTGAAAGAACGGGTTTTCCCTACCTATGAGCAAGCAAAGAAATTCTTCTATGCATTGCGTGACCCTCGTATCAAGCGCAAAGAACTATGGACTCGTGGCGCAAACGGAACTGAAGTAGATTATTAATAGAAAGGACCATGAAATGCAAACTGTTCACTATGTAGGTATGACTGAAGCAACCTATCAGCGGGCACGGCGTGTCTTCGGTGGTCCTGCTTACTATCACCGGGTTATGGACGACCGGGTTTGGTCTGAAGTCGGTGATGACGATATGGTTGTTGTTGATAGTTGGCGGCACAGCCCATACGTTTGGGATGCTAGTGCTGTTGACGCAGAATGGACTTCATGATGAACTTAGAACACTTGATTGAAGAAGAAACATCCAGTGAGTGGGGTTCTAAAGTAGAAAAAGAAATACGCCTGAGAATTAAACTGAGTGTTGCCGCTTGGGCGTATGAGATTGCTAGTGCATCTATTATGACTGACCATGACTTTGATAAGCTATGTCTTGAGGTTGATACCTCTATTGATACTGGTAATGCTAAGTTAGACAAGTTCTTCAAAGAAGAGTTTAGTCCTCACACAGGTCAGTGGGTACATAAGCACCCAGAGAAGCAAAAGTTAAAAGTCATTTATTATGGCTATTATGCCAAATAAATCCAAAATAACCATTGACACACCTTTCACTATATTGTACATTATATATGTAAGTTGAGAAAAGAAAGAGACAATATGCTTTTAGAAAACGGTGCAATGATGAAAAATGACGTAATCGAAGCTTTTAACAAAGCTGTTGCTAAAAAAGAGAATCAATACAAAGGTGGAGGCATGAACTGGGATTTTGTTGATGCAGACCTGAACCTTGACCTAGGCGCTATCTACAGTGCTGATTATCTGAACGAATGTGTTAGTGTTCTTGTTGACAACTACTACGCATAAGAAAGAAGGGAATACATTATGAAAGCACGAAATATCGCACCAGACTTCTACCGAGTTGTTGAAGCGCAAGTAAAGAAAGCAGTAATGAGAGATGAAAACCGATTAGAAGACGGTGGCATCAACTGGAACTTTGTTGATGCTGATTGCTACATGACAATCAATCCTACTCGACAATGCCGCAAACTCTATTGTGAATTGTTTGACGAAGCATGTGATGCAGTTGAAAAAGAAATGTTGGAATTTGCCTAATTAACCCTTGACATACTACCCAAAATGTATTATAATTAGTGTGTCCACGTTAATGATATACCTTATGAGACTATTGATATGAACCTATTCATTCTTGACAAAGACCCAGTAAAAGCTGCACAACTGCAATGTGATAAGCATGTAGTAAAGATGTTGTTAGAGAGTGGTCAAATGCTATCAACTGCACATCGGATGCTTGATGGTAATGTAGAGTTACGTCCATCTAAGTCTGGTAAGCGTGAGGTTAAGTATTGGGTACATCCAGACTCAAAGTTAGAACAAGTTCTATATCGTGTAGCACACCAAGCACACCCATGTACTGTCTGGACGATGCAATCTAATAACAATTACACTTGGCATTACATTCATTTTGTAGCACTATGCAATGAATATAAGTATCGATATGGTAAGACACACCTAACTGACACAAAGCTACGAGAAGTCCTTGAAACACTACCACGCAATATTCCAGTTGGCCACTTCACACCACAGCCTCTGGCAATGAAATCTAATCCAGAATGTATGTTCGAAGATGTAGTTAAATCATATCGAGCATTCTACCAAACTAAGCAAGACCGTTTCAAGATGGTCTGGACTAAACGTGAAGTTCCAGAATGGTTTGAATTTAAAGGAGAACCCGCATGAAATACTATCGTATCGAACCTACTTATAAGAAGGCCGTCGTAGATTATATATCGTTCAAAAAAGATGGCGTCACTGCGACAAAAGAACTGGGCTGGCGATGGGGTGAGTTTATGATTAACGTCCCAGAGACAGATGAAGAGATTCTTGCTTGGGGTAATCGTAATGAAGAATATTATGAAACTCTTGATGAGGTTCGGAATGACTACGGCTTAGAGCCGGGTGAAGGGTTTCCTCTATCAATGTTCTTACCAGAAGAGACTGACGAGTTTGTTGACTTAGATGATTATGACTATGAGATGCTTAGTACCTGGGATGGGTGTTGGGAATACTGGAATATTTCATCTGCGGATATGTCAGATGAAGACAAAGAAGCACTAATCGAAGAATTAGAAGAAATTTACAATGAAGAGTATGAAGAAGGTATTGAGAATGCTGGATGGGAATACTCTTATGCGTATACAGAAATTCATACTAGTGTAAGTGTTAAAGAGTGTGATGCTACAGGGAGTGTTTTAGATGAAGAATCTTAATTTCTGGTATGTAATCTTTATCATGTACATCATTTCCTTAAGTATCATGATGGCTGGCGCATATGCTCTATTTGAATTGTTTAGGGTAGTCTGATGAAAGTTCATATTGGACCCTATAGAAAGAATCGAAGAGAAGATATTCGTATCGATGCATATGATACTTGGAGCATGGATTGTACCCTTGCTCTTATCGTATTGCCTATGCTTAAGCAATTGAAAGAAACTAAGCATGGTTCTCCCTATGTAGACAATATCGATGTTCCTGAGGCTTTGACTTGGTATGATTATGACTATAGACAAGGTGATTTGTTTCTTACTCATGACGAACAGCAATCTTTATCTGATGAATATATTCACGCCAAATGGGATTGGGTGATGGATGAAATGATTTGGGCATTCGAACAAAAATGTCGAGACCATTGGGAAGAAGACTACTATGGTCCTTACATTAGAAGCGAAGACGATGAGCTATTTGGTGGACATTTTGAATGGGTAGACGATGAAGGGCGTATAGCGCACCAAGCACGTATGAGTAATGGTTTCCGTTTGTTTGGAAAATACTATGAAGGACTTTGGGATTAATTAATGAGTAGAGATATTTGGTTAATTAGCGATACACATTTTGGGCATGAAAACATTTTGAATTTTCGTGATGGTGGTCCTGATGGTCCTCTCATTCGTGGTGAAATGTTCTCTTCTGTCGATGAGATGGACGAATACATGATTCAGCAATGGAATAGCCGTGTTAAGCCGGGCGATATTGTGTACCATCTTGGTGACTTGTTCTTTGGCGACAAAGATAAGTTTCTCAAGAACTTTAAGAAACTGCATGGTGCAAAGCGTTTGATTGTGGGTAACCATGACGATATTAAGTGGATTGCAAAGCACGAACTGTTTCAGAAAATTATGATGTGGAGAATGTTTCCTGAACACGGTTTGCTCTTGACACATGTGCCTGTTCATGATACTATAATGTATGAAGGTCGCTTTAGGAACTTTCCTGGAACTGCATTGAACGTGCATGGTCACATTCATCAAAACCCAAGCCCTACAGAAATGCATAAGTGTGTATGTGTAGAACAGATTGATTACACTCCCATACATATTGAAGATGTGAGAGATGGAAGAAAGGTTGGAAGATGAGTGTTGTCGAATTGCCGTGTCAGAAGTGTGGTCATGTTTGGAAATGGCCCGCATGGTTCTACCACAGTCCACAATGACTGAGTGGTACTGGTCAGGTTCACTGGATGCCTTTGCTGACATGTGCCGCCTTCGTTGCAAGGAAGACACACAGTATGAGTCACGCCTTGTAGCTGACCAAGTGTCTACTATCATGCAAGACCTGTATCCTGTATCGTGGTCTGCTTTAATGGAGGAAACAGAATGACTAAAGAAGATTTTGAAAAACTAGAGCAATTTGAAAAGCAAGAGCTTATTGCCATGTACCGCAATGCTCTTTTGCAAATCGAAGAACTCAAGAAACGGAACTCTGAAATGGGCTGGCGCTTGAACCCAGGGAGGAAACAGAATGACTAATCGTAAATTTACACCGCCAACAGAGTTTCCCGCTGAGTATGTCGATGGGTTTGGGTGTAAGGTCACTATCTTGGGGCGTGCTTATTACAACAAAGAGAGACCTCTGGTAGGTTTTGA